GTACTATTGTATCGGGAGTCCTAGCAACTCTAATGACTGGTGCAGTTTGCTATTGCGCTATTAACGAGATCGCTCTTCCAGATTATCTGGTCGCTACCTTTAGCGTAGTTATTACCTTCTTTTTTACGTCAAAGATGAAGGATGAAGGTGTTACACAATACCGTAGCTAGTCCTGCAGATTTGGAGGAGATGTGGTCTGCTAGGCAGCTAGCTGAACATTACGATATACCTGTACAGACTGTTCAGAAAGCAGCTCAGAAGGGAGACATCCCTGGTTGTATTCGCGTCTTAGGTACGTATCGTTTTGATGTTGAGAAAGCTAAGACGTGGGTTCCTAGACGACTCAATGCTTCTGTTGACCCTGCGAATGTACGTAAGGGGTATTCTGGTTTCAAGAAAGCTAATACCTTAGGAGGTACTTCGAATACACAAGGTCGCCCATCTCGTAGGGTAGAAGAGAAATACCTTAAGGGTCTAACCACGAAGGTAGGTATTGAGGAGTGGGGACAGATTGTTGATAAAGCTATTGAGCAAGCTATTGCAGGAGATTGGCGTGCTCGTAATTGGATAAGCAACTACTTAATGGGTACACCAGCTAAGCGCATAATTGCCGATATAGACATAAAAACTCATCAGACTTTAGAGATGGGTGAAAGAGCTGCAGCGGTGCAAGCTTTGCTGAAGACGATTAGTAATAGAATAATAGATGGAACTGCAACTTCCGAATCTACTTGAACGTCTGACTCCTTCAGAACAGTATCTGTTAGATGCCTTGTTGAGCGATACCTTATTGTGGATGCCTCATCCAGAGAACATTCCACAGATAATGGCGTATGTTTCAGAAGCTAATATTCTATACTACGGGGGCGCAGCAGGTGGAGGTAAGTCAGATTTATTACTCGGCTTAGCTACTACTGCTCACAAGAAGTCTATTATCTTCCGCCGCGAGTTTCCACAGCTTCGAGAGCTAGTAGATAGAAGTGCAGAGATTCTAGAGGGTACTGGCGCTCATTATACGCAGACATACACTAGATGGACAGGAATTCCTGGCGGTCGTAGGTTAGAGTTTGGAGCAGTTCAACACGAAAAAGATAGAGAGAAGTATAAAGGTCGGCCTCATGATCTCAAGGGATTTGATGAGATTCCAGACTTTACAGAAGAACAGTTTCGCTTTTTAATCGCGTGGAATCGATCTACTGATCCTAACCAGCGTTGTCGAGTCGTATGTGCTGGTAACCCTCCTACCTATGCGGAAGGAGAATGGGTTATACGATACTGGGCTCCTTGGTTATCTGATGACCATGCTAATCCGGCTGCTCCTGGAGAGTTACGTTGGTTTGCCTCGCTGGATGGACAAGATGTAGAGGTTTCTTCTGGAGAGCCTTTCAGGCATCGCGGTGAGGTAATACGCCCATTAAGTCGGACTTTTATTCCTTCTAGGATAAGAGATAATCCTTACTTAAGAGATACTGGTTACGAAGCTACGCTACAGAGTTTGCCTGAACCCTTAAGGTCACAGTTGTTATTTGGTGAGTTTATGCGTAAGCTGCCAGATAGGCCTCAACAGATTATTCCAACTGAGTGGGTTAAGATAGCTCAGAGGAGATGGAAGGCTCGAGAAGAACCTGACGGTCCGTTAACAGCTCTGGGAGTTGACCCCTCACGAGGCGGTGTAGATACTACGGAGATCGCTCGTGTAAAAGGAAACTACTATAAAGAGCTTTTATCTTATCCTGGTTCAGGTGTTCCCGATGGGCCTGCTTGTGCAGCTCTAGTAGTTGAAGCATTAGGATCGGATCTAGATACTCCAATAAATGTAGATGTCATTGGCGTTGGATCTTCAGTGTATGACATTTTAGTGGCGATGGGCTTTGAAGCAGTGGCAGTGAATTTCAGCAAAAAGTCTGCTGAGACTGATTCTAGTGGGCAACTGTCATTCAGAAACATGAGAGCTGAGGCATACTGGAAATTTCGAGAAGCTTTAGATCCTCAAAACGGTAAGGATATAGCGCTTCCACCTGGAGATGAGATTATAGCTGATCTAGTTACCCCTACATGGTATATGTCAATACGAGGGATTCAGGTTGAGTCAAAGAAGGACCTTCGCAAACGATTGAAGCGTAGTCCTGGAAAGGGAGATGCCCTGGTCCTAGCACATCATGAACCTGTTGAAGGTGTTTATTTTGCATGAGCTCATTGATTACTCGCTTCAAAGCTGCATATAAGGTCTTTCGTAAGGGTTATCCTGGTGGAGCTAAGGCTCTTCCATTTAGCTGGCCCTCTTTTAGGCAAGGTACTCCTGTCTGGAAGCTTATAGACTTGCAAACCTACATTGATGAAGGCTATAACATGAATACTCTAGTGTATTCAGCTGTTATGTATAAAGTCAGAGCAGTGATTACGGCTCCGTTGCGTGCGTATACAGGCGACCCAGATTATCCTCAAAGAGTATCAGAGACTCATCCTCTAGCTCAGAGGTTAGCTCGACCAAACGAGCATCAATCTTGGGTTGAGTTTCAGTCTCTTAACATAGTTTACCTCAATCTTGATGGTAATGTTTTCATCTACAAAGATCCTAAGGATTCTACGATGTACTCATTACGTCCAGATAGAGTGTTTATCCTACCTACTAAGGAGGGTATGGCTGGAGTAGAAGGGTATGTGTACGTACCTGAAGGTGCTTCTAAGAGGCAAGGTATACCATTCTTGCCTGAAGACGTAATACATATTAAGCTACCATATCCTGGAGATCCTCTAGAAGGGATGGGATATGGTTTGAGTCCCCTAAGTCCTGCCGCGCGTAGTGTGGATGTAGATAACATGGTAACCAACTTCTTGAACGTCTTTTTTAAGCATGGGTCTATGGTTTCTGGTGTCTTGTCGTTTGATACTCCTATGAAGCCTGAGGTTGTAGAAATGGTTAAGGAAAACTGGAGAAAGCACTATGGTGGGTATGACAAGTGGGATGTTGGAGTTCTTGATCGGGGCGGTAAGTATGATAGGACAGCGTTAACGTTTGAAGAGATGGGATTTGATGGAATTGACTCACGAAACGAGACGCGCATCCTAGGGCCTTTTGGTGTTCCGCCTATCTTGATCGGTTCGCGTGTGGGTCTTGAACGCAGTACTTATAGCAATTACGAGGGCGCTCGTAAAGCTGTTTGGGAAGATACGCTCCTTCCTGAGCTTAAATTATTTGAGGCAGAGTTTCAGTATCACCTACGAGATGGTGATGTTTTCGTTCAGTTTGACTTGTCTCGGGTTCCTGCATTACAGAAAGACCTACCAGTTCTGGTTAGTTCAGCCTTTACCCTCTGGCAAATGGGCGTACCCGCCAATCAAGCGCTGGCTGCTACGGGTTTACGAATAGGAGATGTTCCTGGAGGAGATACTCCTCGTCCAGTAGCACCAACGAATAGGGGTCAGGACCAGGGCTCACCTACGGATGCAGAGGATGATAGTTGGGGTCAGAGGACCTTAGACCTATTATTTGAAAAGACGAAGGAGATTTCTAATGGCGAAAGTGGCGAAAGCGCCTGAAAAACCGCCTATGTGTAGTCGTCTAGGGTGCCCTAATGAAGCGACGTGGAAGGTAAAAGGCTCAGTATCGATCTTTTTATGTGATAGCTGTGTAAAACTTACGCAGTTCGAGAACAAGGTAGAAGTATTACAACTAGTTGGTCCAACCGAGTTTAAGAGTAAGGAGGTATAATGCCTAAAGCTACAGGTACACCGACAGAATTTAAATCTCTTCCAGCCTATCCTGAGTTTAAGACTTCTGAAGATGAAGATTTAGGGATTGTTGAGCATCTTATTTCTGTCTTTGGAATTCTAGATATGGGAAGGGATATATGCCACCCGGGATCTTTTACTAAGACGATATCTGAGAGATCAGGTCGAATTCGAGTGGTGGATACGCATGTGCGTTCAACTATTATGGGAGCTCTGGGTGTGCCTCTAAAGATTTGGGAGGTATCTAGGGCTGATCTGCCTAGGGAGGTTCAGGAGAAGTACCCTGAAGCTACTGGTGGCGTCAAGGCACGAACCCAGTTTTTGATGGACACTCCAGAGGGCAAGGGAGCTTATCTACGAATAAAGGCTGGAGCTGTTTCGGAGTTTTCCTTCGGATATGATACGCTTGATGAAGACCTGACAAAGGATGATGACGGAAAGGTTATTCGTAACTTACGAACGATTCGCTTGTGGGAGTATGGCCCAGTCCTCTTTGGTATGAATCCTGCAACGGATGTCACTGATGTAAAGATTCCAGATTCGGAATCTGAATCAGAAGCTAAGATCTGGGTACGGCAATATGGATTACAGAAGAGCCTTAACTATACGCAGATCGTTAAAGATGTTTCAGCTGCGTTTGCTCAAGCTTATAACAATAACTCTGAATTCTCTCCTGTCTACTGGGTTAAAGAGGTCTTTGATAAATATATAGTCGTGGAAGACTATGATCAATCAGATCTAGCGTATCAGGTAGGATATACTTATGAAGAGGAACTTATCAGCTTTACTCCTCAAGCGGAATGGGTTTTAGGTAAGTACGTATTTATTCCTAACTCTAAGGAAGATCCTGAGGAGGACGATGAGGATGAGGAGGATGAAGAAGATGAAGATTCGACAAAGGCTCTAAAGCTCCAGATAGAGATGGAACAGATTGGCATTTTATTGGAAGAAAAGGCCGAGGCCGACTAGGTCACCTCACCTTAATCATAAAGATCTATGGAGGTAGTACAATGAGTTGGAGTGACAAGCTGGCCGAAGCTAACGTCCTCTTTGAGAAGGCCAAGGACCTTCTTGAGGATCCAGAAGCTACGGCCGAAGAGAAGTCTCATGTAACAGCGATTGTCCAAGATGCTCAGAGTCTTAAGACTGAAGCCTTGCAGCTTAAGAGTATTTTGGAAGATGTGGCTCAAGCGCAGGCCGCGTTGCCTAGACCAGATGAAGATAAGGAAGCTGGTCCTAACGAGGGCGATGAGGGAACTGCTGGAGAGTTTAAGAATTGGGGAGATTATCTGCATGCCATCTGGATGAAGAAAGCTCACCAGGTTACAGATGATCGTCTTATCTACTTCAATGATTCTGGAGAAGAGGAAGGGCATTCGTCCAAGGCTCTTGCAGGTAACGTTGGTGCTACTGGCGGGTTCCTTATTCCTGTTGAGTTCCTGGCTCAGCTGCAGTCGGTTATGGCTGAAGATACCTTGGTGCGGAAGTATGCTACTATCATCCGTATGAATCGTAGGCAGATCCAGATTCCAGTTCTTGACCAGACTCAGGCGTTGGGCGCGGGAATACCTAACTGGTTTGGCGGGATGCGATTCTACTGGACAGAAGAAGGAGCTGAGAAAGAAGAAACAGAGCCTAAGTTCCGTCGGGTTAACCTAGTCGCGAAAAAGCTCACTGGTTTGACGTATGCGTCTGATGAGATTGTAAGTGATTCGGCTATTTCATTGGCCGATTTTTTGAGCGGTCCGATGGGCTTCGCAGGTGGTATCGCTTGGATGGAAGACTACGCATTCTTGATGGGTGTAGGTGGGGGGCAACCTCGCGGAGTGGTTAACGCTCCTGTGACGTTGGCTCCAGCGCGTACGGCAGCCGGTGCTATCAGTTATGTAGACTGTATCAATATGCTGCAACAGTTCCTGCCTTCAGGTCGAGGTCGTTGGTGCGTTTCGCAAAGTGCTATGGCAAGCCTGATTCAGATGTCTGGCCCTGCTGGTAATGCCTCTTACGTATGGCAGCCGAACGCTCGTGATGGGGTTCCTGGGTTCTTGTTTGGGTTCCCGGTTCACTGGACTGAGAAGCTACCTGCCCTCGGAACTCGTGGGGATATTCTGCTGGCTGACTTCAGGTATTACTTGATTGGGGATCGTCAAGCAACAACTGTAGAAGCTTCGCAGTACCCTCGATGGGTTTATGATGAGACAACTTGGCGTGCTGTTCATCGCGTAGACGGCCAACCTTGGCTCAGCGCTCCCCTAACGTATCAGGATGCGGCCACCCAGGTCAGTCCTTTTGTGGTTCTTGGAGCCTATAGTTCGTAAACAAGTATGTAGGAGGGTTGAATAACTGAAAAGTCGTTTGACCCTCCTCAATCATGACGTTTAGGAGGTAACGGAAATGCCTGAAGTTACAGAAAGATTTACCGAGGTTGTTGATGTGTTGGCGGCTATTGCACCGATTACGGCTAACGGAGCTGTTGGAGCTCACTCCACGGCCTACGTCTCATTAGCTGACTATCATCGAGCGTTCGTCCTGTTGCACGTCGGTACTCCGGGCGGAGCAAGTACGATTGATGTAGCTATTACCCAAGCTACCGACACGTCGGGAACGGGCGCGAAGGCTATCACAGGGAAGGCCATCACCACTATCACTGCTGCAGATACAGAAGAGTATGTGGGGATGGAGCTGAACACTGACGAACTAGATGTTTCAGCTGGTTTCTGCACTATCTGTGCTACAGTGACAGTTGGAATTGCTACGTACACCTATAGCTTGTACGTCTTTGGTCTTGTGTCGCGTTACGAGCCGGTTGGTGTCACTGACTTCGCAGAAGTAGTGGCTTAATCAGCCCTTCAATCAGGTAGGGAGTAGGAGTCGGGCCTACTCCCTACCGTCGGGACTTAAAAATATGCCTTATGTAAAGATTACGCGAGTCAAGAACGTACGAACTGCTGGTGTCATGAAGACGTATTATCCAGGAGATTATATCGAGGTAGGCAAGCAGACTGCGCGTGAGTGGATTCTGGATGGTTCTGTAGCAGATCCCTTTGGACAGGTTGGTCCTCCAGTCGTACCTGTCACGAACTCTCCGAGTAAAGAATTCGGATTAGTGATTCGCGGAAAAGAAGGATTGGTGGATCTAACTCCTCTAGGTACTTTGGCCACTAGTCTAGAAATCTCCTATGGTCCTCCAGCTATTCCTTATAAATATACTTGCATTTGGAATCCTTCTCGTAGAGTCAGCTTTGGCCTCATGAACCATGGCTTTTACAGAATTCTTGACGATGATGAGATGGCTTGGGAGATGGCAGCATGTGTTACGAGTCTTACTAATCTAGCTGCGCAGTTAGGTTCTTCCGAAGAGAAAGCACATACCAAGAAAGTAATTGGAGATTTGAGAATTCCTGTATATGAGTCTCGACTAATCTGGGCTCGTAAGTGCCCTAGAACAGAAGCGACGATTGAAGAATGGGCTAAAGAGCTGGATGCAGGTGCGAATGAGTTTCATGCCTTTTTACGAGCCCTGTATACTAAGAAGGCGATGCTCTGCACTCTGCCTCTAGACTGGCAAACGTAATGAAAGGTAGAGGCGTCGTCTATGTCGCCCTAGGCCGAAAGGCGCAGATAGAAGCAGGCCTAAGTATACTAGGGCTATTAGAACACAATCGAATGCTTAATCATGTTATTACAGAACCTCCTAATGGTCTGCCAGACTTGACGACTGAACAACAGGCTCATTGGGCAAAGGTGAACATGGATAAGCTCTCGCCCTATGATTCTACTTTGATGCTTGATGCAGATACTAGAATCCATGGAAAGCTGGAACTGGGATTTAAGCTTCTTCAGAAAGGTTGGGACATAGTGATGGTTCCAAGCACTTTACCTTCTTCTAAAGACATTCTTTGGAATCTTTCTTCGACAGAACGCGATTACACCTTTCAAGCCTTAGGAACCTGGCGGCATATCATGCTCAACACTGGAGTGTTCTACTTTAAGAAGAATAATCGTACCAAGGCTCTTTTCGAGCTCTGGCGGCAGGAATGGTTACGCTTCAAAGATAGAGATCAAGGCGCGTTTCTAAGGGCCCTTCGTCACCGCCCTGTGTTTATGTGGCTTTTGGGACATCCTTATAATGGGCTTAAAGGGGAAGTGGTAGAACACTTGTTTGGGCGATGCGTAGCATAACTATTATTATTCCTACGCTTACAAAAGCTCTAGGAGATAGCGTAGGTCAGATGGCTAAAGCTACAGCAGGGTGTCCTGTAGAAGTTTTAGTTGTACATGACACTAAACGTCAGGGTTTTACAAAGACTGTTAATCGAGGGATTAGACAGGCTCCGGCTGAAAATGATATATGTTTGCTGAATGATGATATATCTTGGTTTCAATGGGGGTGGCTTGCGATCTTGCGTCGAGCGTTATATTTACATTCTGAGTCTGGTTTGGTTGGTCCTACAGGTGATTGCGGAGCTAAGCGAAT